TCTTCACTCATGTTATTAATAACTTTTGAATATAAATGTTTATTTGATATAAATATATCGAGAGATAAAAAGAGCGCGTTTTCACGCGCTCTTTCTAATAAGGTCTCTATTCTGATATTAGTAGTTTAATATGCAGTAGTCAGGAGCTAAAGTCATTGTAATGTTTACAGCTGCACTTTCGTTATCCCAACCATAATCACCAAAGTTAGCATCAACAATGAAGCATCCTTTTAACACCCACTCAGAAACGATATCACCTACAGGACCTAAAATGTTTAATGTTACATCCTTCTTATAAAAGTCGGAATAACCATCTCTACCTGTTACTGATTCGTGGTGTAATCTAACCCATTCCATAATAGTTTGTGTACCTGATGGAGAGATTGGATCATGAAGTGTTAACTGAACATTACCCCAAGTTGTTTTACCCTTAACTTTTCTATACACATTAATGTGGTTAAGAGTTACTTCGCCTTGTGTTAATGAAATCGCTCCGACACCCTTAATGAAATATGATGGAACACCATCAACTAACATTATGTATCTATTCTGCTGTTTGGGTTCAAACGCTGTGAAAAATATTTCGTTTGGATCTAAAATTGCCATTTTTTTATTATTTTAATATTGTTATTTATACATATTAATTAAACTAATTCTATTATGCTGGGAATTCAGCTCCTGTTGGGAGAATGTTGAAATCCAATACAATAAATTCAGCAGTTTTAACTGGCTGTAAATAGATCGCACCTCTCAATTCATTTCTGTCAATTACGTCAGGCCCATTGTTTGAAGCGTCCATTACAACTTTAAAGGCGTATAGACCTTGGTTTTGTTGAACTGTTTCTAAGTATGGGTTAACAACACTTAAGAAGCTGTTTCTGGTTTGTAATGAGTTAGGTTCAAACACCAAGTTCTGAGAGACAGTACCGATATATGATTTTAGAGTAATCAATAATCTTCTAACGTTAACTCTATCAAGAGCAGAAGCTACAGTTTGTAGTGTTTTCTGACCGTAAACTACAACACCAGTTCCTGGGAATGTAGCAATAGCATTAACTTTATTATTATATAGAGTATCTCTTAAACTTCTTGGTAATGTTTTTTCAGGAGTGACAACATTAGGCATTGTACCTCTGGTAAAACCAGCAGGAGCAAACCAAGCTTCAGAAGTATTGTCGTTGTAAACATAAACTGAAGGTATAATTGTTGAAGCTGGGCACCAAACATTAGCTCCGGTGTTATCATCCTTAACTAACAACCAAGGCCAATAAGCAGCTGCGTAACTACTATTAACACTAACAGCTTGGTTTACAACATCTGTTGTATTAGCACCATAAGCTACTAAGTCTAGTGGTAAAATACTATCACCTCTAGTAGTTGTATTTGTGATAAGAGTATTAAGAGTTGAGCTATGAGCAGCGTACCATAAACCAGGAACACTAATTACATTAAATGCGTATTGGTCTTTATTTCTTAATAAGTTAAGAGAAGCTGTATAGTTATCAGCTATTAAACCTTGAGTATTATTAGCTGTAATATCATTATTCCACTTAACTTCTCCAATAGCAAATAAATCACCTGTAGCAGCCCCAAATGAACCACTTTGAACAGCAGGGAGTGAAGAAGTAAATTCAGGCTTAAAGTTACCTGCTCCATCTAGATAATAAGGAGTAGGAGCATTAACATTACTAACAACTACATATTTACTTCTATTCGGATATTCACCATTTATAGAAATATAAGCATCAGTACCATCTAACCCAGTTGAGAATTGTTGGTTACCAATTACTTTAGCAATATAGTCTTCTCTAGTTGGGTCAAGAGAAACTCCTCTCCATGTCTCAAGAATATTCTTGTCAGATGTTCTGTCATCACCCTGTCTAATTAAGAGAGTAAATATACCTGAGCTAGAATCAACTGTTGAAATTTCCCATCTTAAATTATAGTTTGAACCTGAAGCTAAAGCACCTGCACTAGTTTCAGTGCCTGAGTTGTTCATAATAGCCCCTTGAGAAATAGTTTTTAATACAAAAGCATTTCCTGTCCCAGTTTGATTAACACCACCCCCTAAAGTAAATTGAGTGGCATAAAAACCACCAGATCCTGTAGAGAAAGTAACACCATTAAAGGCTGTGCCAGTACTTGAACCTGATAAAGATATAACAGCACCCGCATTATTAGCTATAAACAAGTTACTTGATGAAGCTAAAGAACCTGATAAAGCATTATTAATTTCATTTTTTAAATTAGTAGCGGTTTCTGTAGCTGTTGAACCTGTTAAGAAGAAATATAAATTTCCATCAACATCATCTGGAGGTAAAGGAAGACCAGAAGCCTGGAATCTGTAAACAGTACTGCTATAAGTTATTCTAGCTTCAGTTCCATCAGTAAAAGCAGCCGCTAAAGTAGTACTTCCAGTAGCTCTAACTCCTGCTATAACTGTACTATTATTTGTAACTGTTGAAGAAGTAGCAGCTGTAAATGATCCATTAGCTACTCTAGTCACCAATAAATTGGTACCACCTTGCTTAAAGTAATTTTGAGCTGAGATAGCTGTGAAGTAAGAATGGGGTATACCACCACTAACTATAGCTCCACCAAATTTAGTTAAAAATTCACTGTAAGTAGTGACAACTGTTGGTATTCCAACTGGTCCTAATACTGTAGGACCCACAATAGCCGCGCCTATAGGAGCAGCAGCCGCCTCAAGGACGGTAGGAACATTCTCATTGTAGAATACCCCTGGGGAGATTATTTGTTCTGCCATGTTGTTTAAAAAAGGTTAATATATATTGTCTTAAATAAATACCATGGAAAATTTCAAAAAAATTAGGTTTTAGTAAAAACACCCTCTTCAATATTTATTGTACCATTACCATACTTTTGAGTTAATTCTTGGGCTAAGTCTTTTTCTTTAGTTCTTATACTTTCTAAAAGTTCTAATAAACCTTTTTTTTGTAGTTCAAGAAGTTGAATTTGATATTCAAGTTGTCCAAATGAATTAATTAAAGAGTCCTGTTGGTCTTGTAAATTTTTGATTTGAAGGATTTCACTATCTTCTAATTTTATAACATTTTCCATGAATATAAATATGGAAATTTTCTTGTAAAATTAAAGATTAGTATTGATATCTTCTATAAAGTTATTAGATGTAGACCTACCTAGATTTTCAATATTCTCTGAAGAAATGTTAATAGTTGAATCACTAGAAAATTTCTTAACAGCATTAAGATCCTTTTGAATTACATCAGGAATTATATAACCATTTAATTTAATTTCAAAAGATCCTCTAACTGTACGTTGCTGTCCAACATTTAGTTCTGTTATAGTTTGATATGAACCTATATTAGCTTTAAATTTAAATCTTTGAGGATCACCCCAATATGAATCAGCAGCGTAGTTTATAGCTTCTACAATTTTGTTTAATTGTTCCATATAATATGTGTATATCATACAAGAATAATTAAGAGTAACAAAATCTGGTATCACTACAGCTTGGTAAGTTTTAATAGGGGTAGCTCCATTTAATACACTTAATTGATTGTAAAAATTTTGTTTAGTGTATTTTTGTTGGAAAACAGCATAAGTTTGAGGAAAATTAGAGTCAACTTTAGAAGTCATACCTCTATTTCTATCAATAGATGTTCTTTTATACATGATAAGAGGAGCCATAATCCTACCATTAACATCTTTATAATACCCATCATGTTGAACTGACTTCCATCTTTCAGGTGAACCATAAATTACAGGGACAGCTACTCTAGCTCCATTTTGAGAGACGTAAGGTTTTATAACATTATCAAAATAATATTTAATAGTCTCATCAATATCTTTTAATCCTATAGTAAAGGGTTTCCAAGAATCATCTTTAAGAGAAATTTGACTAGCCCTAGCAGGATTAACTATTTGATCATTAGTTCTATTATCAGCTGTAGCTCTTGTAGGAACAAACTCATTAGGCACTCCATAAGTTTGACGTGATTGAACATAGTTATTTGAAATCTCAAGTTGAGATTTTGGTATTGGAATTTTACCTTGTTCTTGCTCTGCCATTATAGTCTTTCTTTAGTTATTCCAAATTTATCAGCAGGCTCATAATGAGCTTTACATAAAACTGAGTAATTAGATCCAAAATCACTTAGTCCTGGGTTGAGAGGATTAGGTTCATTTGGGAAATCTGGGTTTTTTCCAAGTAGATATTGGTTAGCAGTAATACTGTCTATTTCATAGTATCCGTTTTGATATAAAATTAAATCCCCTATTTCAGGTACTAATTGGGCATCAACTAAATCTTCTCTTAAGAAATAAAAATTTATAACCCAATTAAAATCTACTCCAAATTCATTTTCTTCATATGCTTGGTCTTCTCTATTAATTAAACAATTAAATAAGATAGGACCATCATAATATTTCCCACCAGCCGCTTCACCATATAGATTAAAAGTAGTTTGAGCTAATCTTAATTTGTAAAAAGAACATTGTTGGGTTATGATATCTCCCATCAACTCTCGAGTGACAGTTGTAAATAAATTAATATCTCTAGACCTTCCAAATAGTGCCATTAGCCAACATAAATTGTGTAAGGTACGTTACTTAATTCCTTTTGTAAACTATCAGATTCTAAAGCTCGTTTTTCTAATAATTTAGTCCTTGAAGTCTCATCTAAATAAGCTCTTAATCTTTCAATCAAGGCTGTTTTTTCAGTTGTAGCAGCTGCTGTTAAATCTCCATGATTTAAGGTTACCTCAGCATTAGGTATAGGAACAGTTGTGTATTTACCTCTAACATAACCTAACATTTCTTTACATAAAGCTAAAGTATATTCAAATATCCACTGTCTACCTATAGAATTTATATAAGAATATGTTGGATTAGTATAGGGAGCATTTGAAACATTAGTTATTTTACCTTGCCCCATGCTACCAGATACAATAGGATTATTACGGTCTGATTTTAAGATATACTCAAAAAATAATTTTTGATCTGAGAAAGGAATAGGAAATATTCTGAGTTGGTTATTAATTACTTCAAAGCTGTAATTTGATTTTCTAATTTGGTCATTAAATTCAATAGCTTGAATCTTTTGTAAGTCATAATTAATAGGCATTAATAAGAAATTAATACCTGGTGAGTATGAACCAAACCCAAAAGCCTGTAAAAGACCTTGAACATCAGTGCCTGTACCAGCATAAGGATCAAAATATCTTACAATTGGAGGAATTGCTTCATAAAAAACTCTCTTTATTTCTAAATCTCCAGCTTCTATACTTTGGCTAATTGCCCACTGATTCAAATCATATTTTTGAACATATGGTGTTAAATTTAAACTACCTGTTCTCCAAGTCACACTA